GATGGCAATTGAGAAGAGGCTTTACAAGGACGAGAGTACCATCTACCTCAGCTTGCGCGATCACGACGACGTCACCGTAACGGCGGGAAACGTCACGGACTACGACTACATCAGAAAATGCATAAGCGGTTACTACATTGAAGACGGGCAGGTCAAGTTCGATGAGAACTGCATCATGAGGAAGTACAACCTGAAGAGCATTGCGTTCGACAGATACAACAGTTCACAACTCATCATCAATCTCACACAAGATGGAGTGGAGATGTCCCCGATGGGTCAGGGCTATGTCTCGATGTCGGCGCCGATGAAGGAGGTGTACCGATTGTTGTTGGAGGGAAAATTAAATCACGAAGGAGACCCTGTTTTACGCTGGATGGCGCAGAACCTCGAAGTTTCCTACGATCCTGCTATGAACTGCAAACCAGACAAGAGCAGATCGCAAGACAAGATCGACGGCATCACAGCTCTTATCTGTGCGGTAGGTGAAGCGATGACGGAGACTCAAGAAGAATCGTTCCCTGATGACTACACAATTCGCTTCCTATGAAAAAGACATGCGAGGAGAAATTGGCTTTAGCCCGTAAGCTAAGTTCTCCCGAGGGTTTCATTGATGAATACCAAAAGAGGCTCTTTCACCATCCACGCAATGTAGATGCATACTGGTCTGTTGAAGAAGACTTCTTCTACCTTTTTGGCCGCAACAGGTACAGTTGCTACCAAAGCTTCCATACGATCCTCCGTCGTGTAGTGAAAAGAAATCGAACAAGGTAGCACCCTGCTTAACCTACTCGTCGTATTCTTGCATCTATGGCTACTCCTTCCCAACAAGGACTGTTGTCACGTCTAAGGAACGCTATCTCTCCTGCCAAGGAAGAAAAGCGTTCATTCGACCCCACATTGTTCTTCCCGTGGACTCCCACTAAGGCTGGCGTCATCATCTCCGAAGATGGTGCGATGGCCGTCAGTGCTGTCTACGCATGCGTTCATAAGATCTCCTCGACGATTGCGAGTCTCAACATTGAGCTTTTCCAGCGCGAGGCTGGCGTCAAAGAACGCGTGATGGTTCACCCCGCGTACCATGCATGCTCCAAAGAGCCTAATGCATACTACACGGCATTTCAGTTTTGGCAATACATCATCAGCGATGCTCTCTTGCATGGCGCCGGATATGCTCTGATCGAACGTGATCAGAATGGGCGCCCCAAGTCGCTGAACCTGATGAACCCCACACAGGTTAAGGCCACACAACTCAATGGTCGCCGCATCTACATCGATGAGCGCACTGAGGAGCCGATGTACAACGAGGACATCCTCGCCATTGAAGCCTTCCGTGGCATCTCACCCATCCGTGAGCATATCGAGAACATTGGCTTGGCTTATGCAGCTCAGTCCTATGGATCGAGCTTCTTTGGTAGCGGTGGTAATATGAGCGGTGTTTTGATGACGGACAAGATCCTCAGCGAGGATCAATACCGCCGTCTGAGCACGACGTGGGACCAGAAGTACCACGGCTTGAACAGCGCACACGCTACAGCCATCTTGGAGGCAGGTCTCAAGTACGAACGAGTGGGCATTCCCCCTGAGACAGCTCAGGCTTTGCAGACGCGCAAGTACCAAGTAGAGGAGATCTGTCGCATCTTTAATGTGCCACCATCGTTGGTGCAGATGTCCACGGATGTGAAGTACAGCAACCAAGAACAGCAAGACCTGTTCTTTGCCAAGCACACCATCTCTCCTTGGCTCACAAACATCGAGCAGGAGTTGAATCGCAAGATGCTTTTGCCAGCAGAGAAGACCAAGCACTTCTTCAAGTTTGATATTCTCGGTTTGATGCGTGGTGATATGGCCGCAAGAGCCAACTATTATCACACTTTGTTGTCTGATGGCGTCCTATCTATTAACGAGGTTCGCGAATTAGAGGACCGCAATGCTGTTCAAAATGGAGATCTACACCTATGTCAGGTGAACCAGATCCCACTTGAGAGCATGTTGGAATACGCAAAGCAGATCACTGGACAAAACACCAATGGCGACGTACAGTAACTATCCCGCCTCAGCGAAGAAAGCGGCTCGTCGTGCTCTTGACCACAAAGAGGAAAAGGGCACCGACTGCGGCACTTCGGTAGGATGGGTACGTGCAAATCAGATTGCTAGTGGGGAGGCTTTGTCTATGAATACGGTCAAGCGCACTTTCAGCTTCCTTTCCCGCAGTGCCGTCTACAATACAGGTAGCTTTACCGACAGCGATGGCAATGACGTATGCGGCAGCATCATGTATGCGGCGTGGGGTGGCAGCAGTATGAAGTCGTGGTGTCGTGGCATCCTAAATGACGAGGATGAGCGTCAGTTCATCGAGGACATTGAGGTGCGTGGCCTTATGGCTGTGCAGGAACTTGATGATACTGTGGTGATCACTTTGAAAAAAGATCCGGACTATGGCGGCATCCAACAACAACCCACACACACAAACCCGCAAGACCCGGGGTCACAAGAAGGAGTTAATCCGGGTGTGGATGGAGGAGGTCTTGATGTGTCTGGACCTTCCGGCCCAACCCGACCCGGAGGATCAACCGGAGGTGACGGCGGCCTCACAGGAGGTGACTCAGGAGGAACAAAAGAATACCAACCCGAAAAAGAAGAACTGAGAATGTCAGATATCGAAAGACGTATACTGACTCCTTCTTCCAATGACCTCGAGGTACGCATCTCTGATGAGGGGCGCACCGTCGAAGGTTACGCGGCAGTCTTCGGCCAGCCAACAATGATTGGCAATGTCGAAGAGATTGTTCATCACGGCGCATTTGACAATCGCTTGACTGATGACGTCGTGGCGCTGTTCAATCACGATATGAACATGCCTCTTGCTCGTAGCACCAATGGTCAGGGGACGTTGGAGATGAAAGTTGACGAACATGGCTTGTACTACAAGTTTGAGCTTGGTGGTCAAACTTACGCGAAGGATCTTGCTGAGAGCATCAAGCGAGGCGATGTCCGAGGTAGTAGCTTTGGCTTTGTTGTCCGCGAAGACGACTACGAGAAAAAAGACGACGGAAGCTACCGACGGAACATCCGTAGCGTGGGACGCATCGTAGATGTCAGCCCCGTTGTCAGCCCTGCGTACCCACAGACCTCTGTGAAGATGCGCGATGCTATTGCGGCCCTTGAGGAGGCCGAGGTTCCCACTCCTCAACCTGAAACTGAAAATCCGCCGACGCCAACTCCCAAACGGAACGTTGCGGAGGCAATTCTTTCCATTCATCAATTTAATTCACCATCATGAAGACTTCTTTGAAGTTGAAGGAAGAGCGCGCCTCCCTTATCTCCGAACTGGAGGCCCTCGTCGAAACGGCCAAGAGTGAAAGCCGCGATTTCACCGAAGCAGAAGAGACCCGCCAAGGGGAGATCTCTGATGCTGTGTACAAACTGGACGAGCAGATCACTCGCTCTGAGAAATCAGAGGAGATCTTGCTCCGCAACTTGGCATCCGAGGCCAGCGCCTCTGAGACGCGCGAGATGGAAAAGTCTGCTGGCGATTACAGCTTGCAGAAGGCCATCAACGAGTTCCGTCAAGGCGGTCGCTTGAGCGGCTTGGAAGCTGAGATGCAACAGGAGGCCAACCGCGAGTTCCGCGAAGCCGGCATCAGCCCTTCTGGTCACATCCAAATTCCGATTGGGTTGACCTACCGTGCCAACACGTTGAGCACGAACGTTGCGGGCGTTTCACAGCAAGGCATCTTGCAAGGTCTCGTTCCTGACTCTGTCATCGAGACGGCAGGTGGCAATCGCATCACCGGTGTTGCCGGCTCTGTGAAGTTGCCTTCTTTGCCAAGCGATGCTACCTTGGAAAAGACTGAGGTGGCAGAGCACACTGGTGCGTCTGCGATGTCTTCTGTGACGATCGATCCCGTGCGTTTCGCATCTCGCATCGACGTCTCAAACCAAGCTTTGGCCTTGTCAAGCGCCTCTTTCGACTCTGTGGTTGCGGCTCAGTTCCGTCGTCACTCAGGCGGTTTGATGGACGCCAAGGCATGGGCCAACTTTGCGGGCCAGACAGGCGCCAAGGTGTTGCGTAGCACGACTGCGGTTGACCCAATTCCAGCCATCGACTTTGCATCTGCAAACGACTTGATTGCGGCTTTGGGCAACGCAGAGGCGTTGAACTCAAGTGCGACCTTCTTCGGCAACCACGCTCAGTTGGCTACGGCCCGCTCACAGCAAGCTGTCACCAACGGCGGCATCCCCACGTTGCAAGCTGACGGCACGATTGCGGGCTACAAGGCTTACGGCCACAGCAAGATCGATGCCTCTTTGATTGCTGATACGGCTCGTACTACCGATGACGTGTTCGTCGGTGGAAATAGCTCTGACGCTGTCACCAACGAAACTGCCTTGCAGCCATTCTTCCTCGTCAACATGAACGACGTTTACTGTTGCTACTGGGGCGGAGCGGACTTGGTGATTGACAACATGACGCTCGCACACTTTGGAGTGACGCGGATGATCATGAACTACTACGCCAACTGCAACGTTGGACACGGTGGTAGCGTGAAGTACGTCGAGGTGGCGTAAAGTGACACTGAGTGAAAGCCCCTGAGAAATGGCTCGGGGGCTTTCATCACCATCAGGAACAGTTAAGGTCAAAGCTTAATGTACACTCATCCACACGTCACGATCAAGTTCATCGAGGAACAAGCCTCGATGCCAGCGGCTCAATGGCTTACCACCAATGACGTCAAGGATCACTTGCGTGTGGACTTCAACGACGACAACGACTACATCGGAGGTCTCATCGATGCGGCTCAACACTACATTGAATCGTACTGCGACTTTAAGTTTGGGCGTTGTTCCTTTGAAGCGTACTGGGATTACGGATATCCCATTGTGAACATCACCAAGCTTGGTAACCTCTACGGGACGCCTACGTTCTCTGCTCTCAATGATGCAGGTACGTATGTGGCCCTCGATGCGTCAACG